GTCAAGGGAACCCGCTCCTTCAATCGTGGCTGTTGGTTTCCCCGCAATGGGCACCTGATAAGTGTCCGCAAAGGCGGTAGCGTCCGCCTCCGGTACGTCAAACGTGAGCGTAACTGTGTGTACTTCGTCCTCTAGGGCTACCGAATCAAAACTAAAATCCGCGTCTTTGCCGTGTGTTCTAGCCACTTCTATCCCTCCATGTCACGTTTTGTTGTGCTAAATCTATAGTGCCCTCAGTTGGCACTCTGAGCCGTTTTGCGGGGCCTTTAGGACACCGCCCTTGTCAGTGGTCCCGAATGCTGGAGAGTCGCCACATACCGCGCCGCATCGCCAACGTTGTACGTGATTCTCAAACTGCTAAACAGTGCGCCGGTCAGCCCAGACGCCGTGGACGTGTATTCCGGGTCGTCGGTGTTAGGGCCAGAGCCAGTCAGGTCGTAGACCGTTGTCTTAACCCCGTCAATCCGGGCGTCGAATAAGGTGTCTACTCCCTGGCTGACAGCAGGGTCCACCGTCCCTTGTATTTCGGTCACCGCCGACGACTTCCCGGCTATCGGTACTTGGTAGGCGTCGGCGAAAGCGGTTGCATCACCCTCATTGACGTCAAACGTCAACTGGATGGTATTTACTTCGTCCTCAATAGCCACTGAGTTGAAGGAGAAATTTGCGTCCTTCGCATGAGTTCTAGCCACTATTGCACCCCTTTGGCATATTTATGGGCATATTCGCCACTTTTTATGTCAAGTAAATCCCGAAAGCTGTGACCAGCGAAAACGTCCTAGACCCGGCACCAGCGTAGGTATAGACCTGGCGCCAGAATGTGTCGGTCACCGTCGTACGTGATGTAACTACCTCGAACGAGGCCGAGCTTGCTTGGCTCAGTTGCGCAAAGGTCAACCGGGTGGTTGCCGATGGAAACCCCGTCGTATCACTCTCAATGGTCACGTCGAGGGTGTTGTTACCCGCGCCCCCCGGCGCAGCCAGCAACCGTAGGACGCCACGTAACGTCTCGTCAGCACCGGATGCCCCGTGTTCCCGCTCGGTCCCGTTGGCAGTGGCACCGACCGCAGTATCGACATCAAGTAGCACCGCCCGGTGGATCACGGCATCCCCAAGCCAGTCCACGTTTAGGACAATAGCTGACCCCTTTTCCGACGCCCTAGCCTGACGACTGACATTCGTCTGTCCTTCATAACCCTTGGCTCCACCGACGTTATCCTCGTAGACACCAACGGACCGCTGGGTCGCGGTTAGGTCGATAAACATTTCGGCATCATAGCCGCTTGTGCCGTCAAAGAAACCCTGGAAGTTGAAAGCGAATGACCCCTTGCCCTGCAAGTAGGTCATATCGGTGTCAGCGAAAGCAGTCGCATCGGCTATGCCGGTTTCGACCAACACCTCGGCGTTATTCTGGACACCAGAAAAATCGAATTCGTCCACATAGTGGGCCACTGCTTTCGCATGGATTCTCGCCACTACTTCCCCCTTTGCCGGTATCGTCCTAACGGGTTATTCCGTTTCTTTTCGGCTTCTACCTTGGCATTAGCCCGGAGTTCCTTTTGGGCGGTATCGCCGGTGTATATTGCCACAAGCCCTTTGCTTATCAGGTAGTCAATCTCGATATTCTCGTCACCGTCCAACTGGAACCGTTCACCCTTGCCAACCTTTGTCACGCTCGGAACCGACCCCGGCGCGTTCATGATAATTAGTGGGTGCCTGGCCAGCAGCCAGACTCCCACGAGGTCAGGTGAGATTTGCGACTTCTGCATAGCCTTCCCGAATCAACCCATCCAGGGTCACACCGGGTTCGTCCCCATCCAGACTGAATAACGAGTCTTCGGTAATCAAGAGAGTCGGTTCGGGGGCACTCGGCCCCTGGGCAATGCGAAACCTTTTGAGTGCCCGGAGCATCACCCCTTCTGGTCGGTATATGTCAGACAGCGGCTGTGGTTTGATGCCCGCTAGGTAGTCGGCAGCTTCAAATGGGGTTAGACTCATGGGTTACCTCCCCCTACAGAGAACGTCGTTGGTTTAACGATTCTTCCGAGAATTAGATAGCAAGCACACAATTTACACTTAGCGACACCAAGACTAAACCAAGGCCAATTATGTCGGCATTCACAGACAAATGACTCTCCACAATTGACACGAGCTTTACGTTTCATCAGCGATGATGCTCCATAGCCCACCAACCCCCGACCACATTTCTGACCCACGTTCTTCGGGAAGGTTGATGTCCGACTCCCGGCGACACCAAAGCAGGCTATAGCTACTCATGCTCAGGCTGGCATCTTGCATAACGGAATCAATCAACGTGTCGATTGCGATGGCCGCTTTGGGCCACGGGGAATCGCTGACGACCTTGATCTGGTAGAGCGCACCCACTCCTCGAATGGTGAAGGATGGGTAGTCGTCCAGCTTGGAAATATGCTGGAATACGACCCACGGTGGCTTGACGTTGGGCGGGACGTGGGTATTCCAGATTCCCCCGGTGGCTTCGTCCAGAACTGACGAAACGTTGAGAGTGTCATAAATGGCCTTTTCTACCTCATCCCTGAAATTAGCCACGGTCCAACAACTCCAAGATCGCCTGGGCTGCCTTCGGGCCTTCGGCCTGGAGTGCTGGTGTCAGAAAAGGGCGGGCTGGCCGAAACACTGTCCCAAACTCCAAGGCAGGCGCATACTCGGTCTTGGCCCCAACCCGGACTTGTAAGCTCCGAATGTTGCTAAAGTCTGGGTCTATGGAGTTCTTGGTAGCCCCGGTGTCTACTGGCACCACCAGCTTGGCACCCCGCTCGATGTTGAACCCTGCCAGACGCAACACCCGCTGGATGTCACCCCGAACCTTATCTCCCAAGGGGCCGATTACGTCACGCTCGGTCTTAACTGTGATCGTGAAAGCCATGTTTTACACCCATAAAAATAGGCCCAGGAACAATGACGTGAATGAGAACGTCATATATCCCTGGGCCTCTTTGGGCCTCTGGATAGTTGAACCGCCTATGGGCCTCTCAGAGCCTCGGTGGCGGTAGTTGCAACAAGTCTACTGGTGTCGGCTACCGGCTGTCAACCGGCCTGCTCCACGTCCTCAATGCTGAATCTGTGAATCTCTTTACCTGTCCCGTTTTCGTTCACCCAGGCAACCCGTACCGTGTCGTCGTTGTACCCGACTACTACCCCTACTTCGTCCGGCAATGGGTGACATTGGCAGGAGGCACCACGTTTTATCTTAACGGTCAAGTCGTTGCGAATCGCCATGAGAATCACTCCCGCAGTCGGTTGATGCCAAGCTGGTTGCCAATGGCAGCGTCGTGTTCGCCTTCCCACGGTTCAGGCATTAGGACCTCACAAGGCCGCCCGCGCCGTCGCTAGCATAGGCCACCACGGGCGATGAGAACGTCGTACGTGCCCCGCAGGACTTACAGGGCACCTCAACCCAGGAAGAGCCGGAAATCGCCCCTCTGGCGACCTTGCGGCCACAACCAGAGCAATAAAGCCAGTGATCGTCCTTTACGGTATTCGGCGAATCAGGCATCGGCGTGCCGTGTCATAAGAGCGGTCAGTATTGACAAATGCGATCTCGTAGAGGCGCCCACCGTGGTCAATCCGCATTGTCTCGCTCACCGTCTGGTCGTGGGGCAACGTGAGAACGTAATCTGCCAAAACATCCTCCCGTCCCATGAATGTGGTTTCTTTGCCCGTGCGTTCCGCAATCCGGGCCTTCACTCCGCTGTGGGAGATTTGGAACGTTTCTACCATGCCACCGTCACCGTCGGACACCCGGTTGAGGCTCAACAAGTCAACCACCTCTGGCATACTCCGCTCGTGCTGGCGGCGCACCTGGAATAGATGGTTGGTGTTGAGCATGGACATAGTTAGTTCTTACTCGCTACGGGTTTGCCCTGGACACAACCGGGGCACCGGGCCACATGAACCCAGGCAACCCGACCATCACCCAGGATACGCATTTCCGAATAGATGTGGTTAGAGGTCGTCAAGGAAGGCGTTCGCGTTGGTTTCGTCTGAGTCAACATCGTCCGAGTAGCCATCAATGCGGGTCGGAACCACGACCTTGACCCCTTCACCCTTGGCCCGCCAACGGATCGCCTGTTTTGTCCAATAGGCGTGTTGCTTGCCTGCGTCCAACCGAGAACCGTCAGCGGCAAAATCCATCTGCTGGGCCGCTCGGTTGGCCATCGTCTCCGCTGCTAAGGCCACGGCCTTATTGACGCTGACTTCGGTAGCCAAGAAATCGTCCCATTCGGCGTCGTCGAACAAGAATGCCCCGGCGTCAACATTGGTGTCACCCAAGTACAGACGGCAACGGTCCCGGTCAGCGGTGCTTCCTGCTGTGTAAGTAGCAGCCATTTACGGTCCCGGTACTTCGATTACCGCATAGGCAATCAGTTCGTCAGTAACCGCGTCAGCCTGTGCCAACGCAACCGAGAGTGACCCGTGAAGGGTATACGGCATGTAGGCACCCGTGATGGCAGACCCGGTGTTGTCGTGGATTTGCGTCTGCGGGTAGTACCACCCATCGGAGTTGACGTTGGTGAGTGTCAGAATGGTCACAGCGGGGACATTCCCACTGCTAGGGGTGCTGACGGTAATATCTGTGGTAGAAGGGGCACTGGTGAAATCCATGTAAATGGCCAACAGCTTAGACAACGGTACGGCTTCAATGGTCGTCCCTGATGCGCTACCGGCGCTACCCGTCGCACTGACCTTGATTGTCCTGATTTCTATGGCCAATGGATGCTCCAAGCTAAGGCCCCTCCGAGTCAGTCCCGGAGGGGCTGTGTCAACTTATCGTACTACTAGCTGGCTAGCTTGACCGATTAGAGTGGGACTTCCTCCCACTCGATGGAGGTGTTATACAACGCCACAGAAGCCAGCACCTTGGTTAACGACCGTGGCCAGGGACCCCGCTGGGATATTGCCCCCGTTGGTTTCCTCGATGGCCGGGAAGTCCTCAACCCCGGTGATGTAGTAGCGCCGGGAACCTCTGTCCTTTTCAAAGACTGCCATGTGGCCCCCTTAGCTCTTTAGTCGTCAATCGACGGAGTCTTGACTTGGGTATCAGCTTCGTTGCCAACCTCGATGTACTTGACGTTATCGTGGGCCATGCCCGTCTGGACGGTGGCCGCGTCGATGGTCGCCAAGTCCCCGAAAATGGTTACGTTGCGAATTATGCCCGTATTCGCCCCATCGCCCTGTATGCCCGGCTCGGCGTCGGTGGTTACTACCCCTTCCTCAATCAAGCTACGGGTGGAGACGCCTGTGAACAGGATGCCCGCTACGGCAGCCGCACCGGTGATCTCAATCCAGAAGTGGCCAATATAAACACGGTCGCTTATACCGTTGATATGGATGGCTTGCTCCGGCTGTGCCGCCGAAGCATGGTGACTGTACTTAATCCCATCCATGACAGTGCGGGTGCAAGTGGCCTTGGTTTCGATAAATGTAACGAACTCATCCGTACCATCACCAGCCTCACCCGGCAATGCCTCTACGTCCAAGAGTTGGGCATCGGTGATCGTAGTTTCTACGTCAATGCCAATCAAGACCGCCGTGACCGAGGGCCGGAAAGTCCAGTTTTTAACCATTACGCCGCTGGCCCCAATGTCGAGGCTGGCATTAGCGTGGTCGTAGTCAATCCTGGGCCGATCGGGTCCATTACCCAGGCCGATTATCGAAATGCCCGCTACGTCAGCGTCAATCTGGGCATTCCCGATGGAATCTACATGCCCTGGGTAGCCAAGGATGATGTCGCCCTTATTAGCGGTGCATCTGCCAATAGCGGCGTCCAACGTTGACATGGGGAAGTTGGGGTCAGTCCCGTCGTTGCCGTCACTAGCATTGGTGTGGGTTGAGTCGAGGTGGATTACCGTGCCCCCAGTCGTCGGAATGCCACCACCCATCACAGGGATACCTCGGCTCCGGATTCCACCAGGGAAATTGGTCGTTGCGCCCAGCAACGCCAACATGGGGAACACTAGTAACAGTTTCAGCAGGCCGGGCAAGGCGCCAAGCATGTTGACAACCTTGTGGCCTTCACGCATTTTTCTCATTACCACCCTCCAGGGTGGCTGGGCCGGTGGTTAGCCAACCCAGCTATTGAGTTTCCATCACCACCCGGTTATGACGGGTTCTGGCCGTAAATCCAGCGCCAATCCGTCCAGCCTATGCCATAGCGCATGTAGCCAGCGAACTTTGACACCATCGTGTCGAAATCCTTGGTCTGGCTGAATTCAGGAGGGACACGCCATTGGAACTTGAGCATTTGACGCATTAACCGTGAGTCCAATACGAACCACGCATTAGCGTCAGTAAGCCGGTTCCAGACCACCGGTCGCAACCGGCCAGCGAACATGTTGACATCGAACTGGGCGGACCCCGGCTCGTACAACGCCCGCTCGGAAATGATCTGGGTAGCGGTACGTTCCAACTCGGTAGGCACCAGCAACAGGTCAGGGTTCACACCCAACAATTCGCCCTTGTCGTCGGTGAAGTTCCGCATAGCCTGGCGGGTGGTATCTAGGTTGGCCAAATTGAGCGCCAACGTCCCTTCATTTGCCTGCGTATTGTTGGAGTTGACCGGGCTTTGAGGGTGCGCGGTAGACAAAAGCCCCACACCGTCCCCTCCGTTGGTGCTGGCACCCATGCGGTTTGTGCCAGAATCGGTAAAACCGTTGATGAACACATTCACCGCGTCCGTCTCGATTGTGTTGTTAAATGCCCGGCCAAGGTTCCTCGCCTTGGTTTCGATCGCGTTGTATTGGTCGTCATCAACCAACTCCCGCTCAACGGACATCCCCTTGGCAAACTGGTAGTTGCGGATATCCACCCGGTAACCGGCGTCAAAGTCCTCGTAAGGAACCGTGCCAGCCCAGGGGGGCACCAAGCCCACGTTACCCATTCCTTGGTAGTGTTCTGTGTGCTTGCTCGAACTGGTGACCCCAAACAGCGAGTCCATCACGGGGTCAGGCATTCCCATTTCCTCGAAGAACCAAACCCGGAGGCCCGGTTCCAGCAGGTCGGCATAACTGCCTGTGGACATTACCATTGTTTCTTTCTCCTATTCGTAGGATAGCGTCAGGCCGTTAGGCCGGATTTACTTCATGTAAATGTGTGAGGACTGGATGATGATAAACCGGGTTGGGTCCCCCGCTTGTTCCTTCCGCCCCACCACGATCACATCCGTATTCGAGGACGTGGCCAGAGCCATTGCCCCGGTCGCACCGGAAATATCCAAGGTCACCCCAGGATTGCGGGCGCTGGTATCGTCGATGTCCTCGTAGACCGCATCGGGGTTGATTTGTACTTTGACCCTGGTAACGGCGGTAGTCCCCTCCACTACACCGGGTTCACCCACCTTGCCCTCGGAAGGGGTGTCCGGTCCCAGCATCATGCCCACCATATCCGTGTCGGCAGTGGCTGCCAGGTCGGCGCGTCCGCTGGTTTGCAGCGAAATCAAGTCGCCTTTGGTCAGGGTTTCGGTGTCCTGCATGACGTAGACGTGGACAATGGGGTCGCCACCGTGCATGTTGTATGCCCAGTTAAATCCTTGAGCCATATTGTCTTACTCCCTTTTGACTGGCGCTGGTGCGTTCTTGTTGCCTTTACTGAGGGCATAACTTTCTTCGGTCATACCCATTCGTGCAGCGACTGCCTTTTCGCTGTCAGTCAATTGAACTGGGGTTGGTCCCGCCTTACCGGGGCCTCCGTTGAGATTTGGTATCGCGGTAGGAACGGAGCCTTTCAGGTATGGTTTTGCCACAACCAAGGAGGCTAAAGCTTCATCCACACCTTTTACCTTCCCATCTGCCGAATCGTACACAACCGCCGCGCGGTCGATGGCTAGTAGGGCCATGTCCGGGTCTATGATGCCCATTGCGGCAGCCCTTACCCGAACCTCGGTGGATATCATGGTATCCGCAATGCTCCCTTGCAAACGTGCCGTGGTGGCCTGCTCCGTTGCCAAGTCTTTGGTCACCCGTTCCATTTCTGTCAGTTGTGACCGTTTAAGCTCAGCGCCTTCGGCTGCCTGGGCTTTAAGTTGTTCGTAGTCAGCGAACTTGGCTTCCGTTTCCCGCCTTGCGGCGGCGGCTGCCCTGTTAATGTCCTCTTGGGTCAGCGTCGGCGGGTCTACTGGTTTTGGTTCGACTGGAGCCTGCCCTTCCGTTCCGTCTGCTTGGGTCGTCATTTTGTTCGCCTCATTTGTACCCGCCAGGTGTGGCGGTGGTATCTCCCTGTAACGCCGGGGTTGCGACTAGGCAACAAAAAAGCCCCAGCCCGCCGAAGCGGAACTGGGACTCCTTGTTAAGAGCTACCTTTTCCTAGCAGATTTAGTCTACTTGCGCATCACTCCCTTTGTCAATTCTCCCGGTTTCGGTGAACGCCCAGGAGATAATCTTTCCACCTTTTACGTCCAATCGGATGTTGCCGTGCTTCCCCGCCTGTAAATAATCGCGGAGGTTGTGAAACAATGCGATGGGGAAAACTACCCCATCTGCCGCGACCCATTCGAGATCCGTCAACATGCTCACCCCTTAGCCAGCCGGGTCAACGCTGGGTGTGGTTCCTCTTTCAAGACAACTTCGATTAACTCCACCAGTTCACGGGTCATGGCCTTGGAATATGGTACGTGTCCGCTAATCACCGTCGCCTCTGCCCTTCGGCAAGCTACGCGGTTGACCTTCCCTCCATGAACAACGTCCAGTAGGTATTCGTCACCTTTTTGGGTAGGGCTGACTGCAAAACCATTCCCCGGTGGGGCTGGTCCTTCATCCACGACCATACGAAAGATACCAACGGCCTCTTGAGATTCCTTGATGTCCTGGGATAGCTCGTTGACCATTTCGGCCTCTAGGATGGTGGCATCCCCGTCAACGAGCCGGTCAAACCAGCCCGGCCCCAGCAACCGATTCTCAAACATAAGGCTATAGAGTGCTTGGCCCAAATCGTTGACCGCAAACTCTGACAGACTCATGTCCGAAATGTGAATGAGTTCGTGTATCAACACTTCTTCTTGCCTGGACTGAGGCAGGGTCCCGTCAATGATAATCAGATTCTCAGATGGGTCGGTCGAACCAAGGATAGTCCGGTTTTTGCGGTCCCCACCAATCGGGTCTTTCGTTGTCTTGATGGTGAATACCTGGCTTTGGAATGTGATGCTCATAATAAAACCCAACACCTCGGTGAAAAGATCATCGTGACGTACGGCATCAGCAACGGATAAAGGAATTCGAACATCTGGGGCAACCCACACAGCGTCACTTGTTGCCCGTTAACCGCCCGTCTTTGGGTGGACCTCGCTTAACTGTCCCTGGGGGACGTGGCTTACTTCCACCACCGCTTCCCGCTTTGCCTTTGCCCTTGCCACCGTTACCTCGGCTGTTGGCTTTACCCATAATTTCCTCGCTGGCACCACCGTGCCGTTGGGTTGAATTACCGGCGAATGTTCCGCTGCCTCAAATGGGTCAAGGGGTTCTTTATTGGCCTGTTGGTCCTCCCGGTAGTGGTTCTGCCGTAGTCCACAATCGGCGCATTGGCGCATAACAACGCCAATCAGGGGAAAGCCCAACCTCTGGTTCTCAGAAATCGGCCCAAGGGGCAGGTTCGCCGAATTGCAGCGGAAACAACGCACTTTTAGCTTTCACTCTCTGGGTTTGCGGCCGCCGCCTCTATTGCCGCCCGGTCTTTGTCCGAAACGTACAACGTGGGAGGGGTGGCAGTTGCTACCCGGTCATAGGCCCTATTTTCCAGTTCCTCTTGCAAAGCCAACATGGTGTCTAGGTCGTTCTCGATCCGGGCCTTGTCCGCCCCGGCTGCCAGTTCGTCAGCGGTCCAATTGGCATAGCCCGTTTCGGGGTCGAGGGCGGGCACAACCGGCATCACCGGCGCCACATAGGCTGACGCCATGAGTTCCCGTCCAATTGCCTCGGATACCCGACCACTCGCATCGACCATCGCCGCTTCTATCCATTTGGCGTGACAATTTAGGCAGGCTGGTTTGTGACCTATATGGGTGCTGTGGTCACAGAAAGGACACCAGATCGTAGCTGGCCTGGTGTTAAGCACCCGGACCACGGGCCGCAATTCGTTGGTTCCGATTGCCTGGGCGTAATATTCGACTACGGAATCCTTGGTTGTCATACTACCTTCCTTTCCTGCCAAACTGCGTTCAGTATTGCTTTAATCCTACAGCCCACCCGTTCCTGATAGTGGTCACCCATCATCGCCGCCCAGATAATCGCGTTGCGTTGCCCAAGAAAACTACTGGGGGCAGTGATGCCGAGGCACCCGCACAGGCTACGATGAAGAATCACGGTTTAACCAACTCCTTGAGTGGCTTCTGTACCGCCGAATCACCCCAAACCGGGCTGTGGGTGATTTTTGCCATGTCCTCGATCTCAAACTGACCATCCTGCCAAGCGGTGAACCCTTTCGTCCCTAACATCTGGCGTTGAGTGCCCACTGGTTGCCGTTTGAACCACTCTGGCCCTAATTCCCGCCTCCGATCGTCCTCGGGCACGTCTAATCCTAAATCAGCATAGGTGACAGTCTCAGGAACCATGGCGCATCGGTCATTCACATGGACATCAATCCTGGTGCTGGTCGCATACAGTTTACCATCCAGGGCAATGCAAGCGAAACACGTCAGGCTGTCGAGGTGGGCCACCCTGCGGTATCCAGTCACCACATCGGAGTTGGCCCGGTAGAGCGCCCGTGTTGATTCGCGGTAGGCCCTCAATGTCTCCGTCCGGCTAATTCGGAGCGACCGGGTGAGACCCATACCAACTCTGTCCCGAATAATGACTGCGGTGCGCCTTGGTGATCGCCCCAGGGCTATCCCTTCGGATATACCCTGTGTGACACCCTGAGCCGTCTCTGG